GGAGTTGGCAGTACCCACATTAGAGCAATCGGGGTTGATTTCGATAGTAGTAGGAGCAGGCGCAGCTTGGTTTGGACTCTATGCAGGAACAGCGAAAGACAAAATTAACAGTAAATAAAGGGTAAAGAGAATGAATGTAATAGTATATAGTAAAGATAATTGTATTTTTTGTGAGAAAGCAATATCATTAGCAACAATGAAAGGACTAGACTTAACAGTTAGAAAGTTAGGAAAAGACTTTGGAATGGAAGACCTCATGGGGCAATTTCCTAATGCTAGAACATTCCCTCAAATCGTCGTAGACGATAAAAAGATTGGCGGATACACAGAATTCGCTGAACTGATTAATGATTGAGATATTTCATAATGTCTTAACAGAGAACCACCGAGAACAAATCTATATGCACGCTGTCAATGCGGACTATAAAATAGGGTGGGGAGACACATCAACATTCGAGCATAGGCAGTACCCCTGTCTACACTCCGACATAAACAGAGCAGATTGGAGAGGATTAGATTTTATAGACGGCATACAAAATGTCGCTATGAAAGACTTAGTAAAAAACTTAGCTTTTGATAAAGCAGTTATAAACTTAGCTACTCCTTCTTCGATCCAGTTCCCTCATACTCATGGGGATTCCACAGTCATAACATACTATATTAATCCAGAGTGGAAAAAAGAGTATTATGGCGAAACTATATTCTATGACGATTCAATGACACATTGTATAGGCACAGCTTTATATGAGCCAAACGGAGCCGTTGTATTTGATGGGCATATTCCTCATTCAATTAGACCTGCTTCGCACATAGCTCCAAGTTATAGATTCAGTCTTTCGGTATTCTTCCGAAAAAGGAACTTCATTGAAGAAGCAAAAAATAAAACTTGACACAACCCTTAAATTTTAGTATAATAGTTGTATGAATATTTTTATACTTGACGAAAACATAGACAAGTGTGCTGAAGCACATGTAGACAAGCATATCGTAAAAATGCCCTTAGAAGCGGCACAAATGTTATGCACAAATCATTGGATAAATAAATATCTAGGACACATACCGAGGAAACTAACAAGTGAAGAGTGGGCAATTATCAAAGAAGCAAAAAAGAATGATGTACGGGACTTTCCTTACCTTCCTACTATGTACAACCACCCTTGTACTGTATGGGTACGTGAATCGCTCGACAACTACGAGTGGTGCTACTGTTATTCTCTTGCCCTCAACGATGAGTACGGCTTTCGCTACGGAAAAAGCCATAAGTCAGTGCGTGAAGTCATACTTGAATTACCAGAGTACAACATACCCAGAATTGGGCTTACACCATTTGTACAGGCTATGCCAGAAGAACTCAAAGGTGAGGACTCAGTTGAAGCCTACAGAAGATTCTACCACAAAGACAAAGCAACCTTTGCCGAGTGGAAGTTCAGAGGAAAACCCGAATGGTGGCTAGAGGAGGAAGCATCATATGAAAGTCGTATTACAAGATAAACCTTACATATCAGTATACTTTCCTAGTAACATGACGCAAGACAGTATAGACGCTTGGCTATCCAAGTGGTATTCATCACGAAATTTAACACATTAACAGGACAAAATGTACGACAGACCAATACAACAAAAACAATTTAATGACTACGCAAAGTTCGTAGTCAGCACGACATCAGACGAGAGTTTAAGTACTCTTAAATTAGCAGAAAGATTGCTAAAACTACAGACACATACAGAGACCGAGTGGTCTCAACTATTAACAGCTTCCATAGGCATGCAAGCCGAATCGGGAGAGTTCTCTGAAATAATCAAGAAGATTATATTTCAAGGGAAAGAATTTAACGAAGCAGAACGATTCCACCTCAAACGAGAGTTGGGCGATGTACTATGGTACTGGGTTCAAGGCTGCACAGCTTTAGGGTACACTCCACAACAAGTGATGGAAGAAAACATAAATAAACTCGAGAGTAGATACCCTAATGGTTTCGAAGCTATCCGTAGCGAAGTACGGAAGGAAGGAGACATATAATGATGCAGATGCTAGATATATTCCTGCATGAGTATAAACACAAAAACAGAAGTGCTGAAGTGTGGTTAGATGAGAACGGAGTTTTCGTTACCAGACACTTTAACGATAAGATGTGGATTAAAGATGTAATACATTATGGACACAATGAAATGTGGGCAGAAAATGCTGCTGAAAACTGGGCGTTAATGGGAGATATGACATGATAGATGTATTTATGACAATACTTTTAATACCTTTTGTTGCATTTAAGTATGCGTTCTCACTAGCGTTTTGGTTTTACTCAGTACAATTATTATTAACATCAGACTTATGGTTTGATATGTCGAGGAAGCTAAAAGACAAATGGAGATAGATCACAAATTCAATGAGGACATAATACTCACTAGACTTAGATACTATATAGATAGTACTTACAGTCAACATTATGGACAAGGTAAAGTACAAACTACTGAGATTACTTTTGACTCAGGACATGGAGAAGGTTTCTGTATTGGTAATATAATCAAATACGCACAGAGATTCGGGAAGAAAGAAGGTAGAAATGAGAAAGACTTATACAAAGTTATTCATTACGCAATAATATTACTAGGACAAATGCACAAGGATCAAGAGCAAGAACAAAGAGACTTCGAAGATCATATGCAGGACGGTACAGAGTAGTGTTTAAATTACAACAAATGATAGGCGACTGGATAAATAGATTCTTAGAAAAAGGTTGGCAGAAAAATGCAGACAGACAGTTTCAAAACAAAGGAAAGTAAATGGCAATCAGAAAGAAAAAGCAAGAAAAACTAGACTATGACAATATACAGAGAGTAGCTGATGCTCTGTCTAGTAAAACACCAGTAACAAAGAAAGAAGCCTGTGAAATGCTTAACATATCATATAATACTACTAGACTAAATAGAATTCTAGATGATTACAATGATACTATGAAGCACAGAGAAACACGAAAGGCTCAGCTAAAAGGAACGAAAGCAACCGACATGGAAATAAAACAAGTAATAGAGTCGTACTTAAGTGAACACCCTATATCAGATATTGCACAAGGTATGTATCGTAGTTCTACTTTTGTTAAGAATATACTTAACAGAGTAGGCGTTCCGTTAAAAAGACCCGCCACAGAACAAGGGCAACTAAACAATACAGGATACCTTCCAGAAGAGTGTGTATCTGAAACTTTTAAATCAAACGAGAAAGTATGGTACGCAAGAAAAGATTTACCTGCACGAGTTATTAAAGAGTTACCAAATTATGAATCTAAGTATGGTAGTAAGTGCTACCAAATTTATGTAATAGAATTAACAAACTTTGAAAGTCCTTACTTTGGCTTTATCAAAGAAGGTGGTTACTATGCCACATCACTTGCCTATGACCTAGGCAGTTTAACACACTTACAAAAGTACGGCGCGGAAATATAAGGAGAATAACACATGGAACCATGGACAGTACTACTGTCTCTCTGGTTGACTACATGGCTTATGCTAGTATGGAGAACATACTTTATTAGTATGCGCATGATAAGTAACAGTCCGAAAGGATCAATTATAACTAAATGGAAATACCTACACTTTGTAGTGTATTCAGTATCATTATTCGTAATAACTCCGTTTATACTGCAGATAGCTTTTTCAGATAGACTGCGTAAAAAATGGGTAATAGCTTATGTTAATGGTATATTAGGGAGACAAAAATGAATGAAATATTAAGACAAGCTTTAATCGCCAAATACAATGGAGATTTGGCTGAAGCTAATGCAAATATTACTGTATATCTGACTAATCCTGCAGGGATTGGAGAACACTCAGATATAATAGCGGCTATAAATGAACAAGTAGAGAAAGGCGCAAATGCCAAAGAAAAACTTGAATACATCAATAGCCTAGACTGGTAAGGAACTAGAAAATAGTTCTTGACTTAGCGTCTATATTTCTGTATAATATATATATATGGGAGATAGATTTTATCAACAACAACTCGATAAGTTCGGCACTTGTGCAGGATATCGAGGTACAAAAAGGAGAAGGCGCATGGCATGGACAGACGAATCCAAAGCTCAAGCCGTTGAGATGTACACAGAAGCAGAAGCGACACCAGACACAAGTATGGAAATCGTGAAAGATATTGCTGACGAGTTAGGCGAAAGCCCAAATGGTGTCAGAATGATTCTTACTAAAGCTGGCGTGTATGTTAAGAAAACTCCTGCAACTGGTACAGCAAAAGCCTCAGGCACAGCTAGTACTAGAGTAAGCAAAGCAGATGCACAGACTACCCTTACGGGTGCTTTAACTGATGCAGGTCAAGAAATTGACGCTGACATCATTGACAAGCTAACTGGCAAAGCAGCGGTTTACTTCGCAGGTGTTATCAACGCAATAACAAAATAAGTTAAAAAAATAAAGATACTGTCCATTACTAAAGAGAAAGAGTTTTCTTAATAGTAATGGAGTATCATAGTGAAAAAATCTGAGTTCATCAG